ATTCAATTTCATATTTTCCAACAAGCCATCTGTATTTGTAAATTTTATATTTGTAAAGTCTGTCAACATTTTAGCATCGCTTAGATCTAATGTGCTAATAAGTGTTTGCATAACCTGTAGTTCAAAATCTCTTTGATTAATACTATCATAATAGTCCTTCTCAATTACAGGGACATCAAATACAATGACAGTTGTACTATCATACAGCTCAACATTTGACCTCATGAATGTACTCAAATCAGCTCTGAAGGTCATTTTGTTTGAATATTTGGCAATATCATTTAAGCTTGGATCTTTAATCGTAAAGTTATATGTTTGTTCTCCAAGTGGAATATCTGTATAAGGATCAAATGTATAAATAAAATATCCCGCTGTAGCATCATTGATCATTGGTTTAGTGGATCCACTTGACTGAATAACCATTGTGCATGTTGCCAAATCAGCATCAGGTTCAGTAGATTTATAATGCAGCTTGAATATACCTTTTGTTCCGTCTCTTATAATTTCTAAGTTATCACAATAAAGATCATATGTCTCACCAAAACTAGTTTCCAATGCGGGCAACAGTTCGAGTTCGTAAAGTATATACTCGTATTGCCCAACTGTATTATGAGTATCAATTGAAATTTCAAACATAGAGTAATAAGTATTATCTCCAATTTGAATTTCTGCATCTCTTGGTATTGTGGTTTGAGTCGATGGAACTTCCCATACTGCATTACGAGTAGGAACCAAGTTATCAATTTCCTCAACCCCTGTTCCGAAAAGAATACCGCTGAATAACTCAATTTCATTAACTTGCAAATCAGATCGTTTTAGTACAGGTAATGAATTTTGTGCAATTGGAGAACCTGGTACAACAACATTAATATTTTTATAATCATTCTCTGTTACTAATCTGCTCAAAGTAGAAATATTAGCAATTGAATTACTACGAATTTCTTCAAGAGATTCTTCATCCACGCCCCCATACGCAGGGGACGAGTTTATAACATCATAAGAAACAACTTCATTTAGTCCACTATCGACAGTTACATATATTCTTTGGCCAGAACGAATTGCTCCAGCTATTACATTTCCATCCTCACCTTCTGTTGTTTCTACTGTTACTAAAACATTTGAACCAGGAGCAGGTTGAACGCCAATCAGCCCATTTCCAAATGTTAGTCTACGACCAGTATCAGTTCTTCTTGAAACATATCCTTTATCAGTTGCGCTCATTAAAAACAAACTGTTAAATTCTGTCCAGAGGGTATAACCCGCACTTCCAGGATTTTTAATTTCAACTTTCAATGCTGCAACTTCACCTTCAACTGCAACATCTAATGTAACAAATTGAAATTCTTGTGTATCGCTGTCAATTTGAAACTCTTGAACTACCTGTTTTACTTGAGTTAAAGGAAGAACAAAACTAAAGGCATTATCAACAACATCATAAGGAAGTGTAAATCTTTTATTCTCTTCAGCTACTTGAATGGTTATAAGAGAATTGTTTACAATTGAAATTGTTGTTTCGTAATAAGTTCTAAATTCTATATCTCCATCAGCAGTAAAAACAAATCCTTCTGGCATAATAAACTGAAGATCACTTGGATTGTCAAATGTCAACGGAATGGTCATTAAAACATTGACTGTTGCTGGAGTTGCTTCTCGAGTGTTGTATCCAAGAAATGAAGATAGATTTAAAATGGAGTCAGGCAATTGTGCTTTCGTTAAGAAAAATTCTCTATAAGTTGATAGTTGATAAAATAATAAGTTTCCTGTTAATGTTGAAACCGTATCAATCATAAAACTCAAGAATGATGATTTCGTTAAATCTACATTATTTAATTCCATGTAGTTTTTAACTTCAGCCGCTATCTGTTCTCTAATACTATCTCTGGATAGATATATCTGGCTTGATAATAGGTCAGTCATTATTTATCTCCTAACAGCTTAAGGGTTGCCTAGATTTAAAGTAATAACCACATCTACTATCATATAGATTTTGTAGGAATGGTTTTAATAATGATTTCTTGTACAATAATCTGGCCATAAACTGTGAATCTTCTAATGTATGGATCTTCTTGTCATATTCAACAAATGAATATATATTTTCCACTTGTGCTTCTACGGATGCTAGTCCTTCACTTTGAAATGTTTTACATCTTATTTTCCAAAACCGCCTTTCGGTATTTGGATGAATTTCTACTCCTGTAACAATAAAGAGTGGAAAGGTATCATTTGTTGGGCTTAGATAATTTTGCTCTAATTTAATAATATCATTTGGATATGGTTTGAAGTTATATGTGCTTGGCATTACAAAAGAAGTTTCGTTTTCCTTTACATATCCAATTTCTTGCCCATCAAATGCAGTTGTATATTCCTCCGAATAAAATAAAGGTAATACTAAAATTTTATTACGTTTGATTCCTGATAGATCACCAACCTGTTCATATGCTCCACCCATTATATCCTCATCTTCCCAAATGGTTTCACATACATTAAGGTTGTAATATGTTGTTAGAAACGCAACAACGTGTTTGCTGTAATAATCATAAACAAGATTTTGATATTCATGAATGTAATCATAAATACGATTATAATTTTGAATTGCCATTATGCGTTTCCTTGTCGTTGTTGTTTAACAGCATCAGCTTGATTTTTTCTTTTTGCTGCTGCTACTGCAGATCTTAAAGCAGCTTCAAATTTAATCTTTCTTTCAACTTCTCTCTGCTTCCAATCTTCCAATAGCTTGTAAATTTTCTTTTTACATTTTGGAGGATTGTCTGATTTATTACATTTTGAAAGTTGTTTAGTCAATATCCCAACAGCGTATTTTGCTCCCAGATATGCACATTGAGTATAGCAAACATTTTTCGGAAGCTTCTTGTTTGCTGCACATTTAGTTGCACATCCAAAGCTATATTTTTTAACCATGTAGTTTATCAAATCATTAAAGAAAGGAATGGGGACTGCCCATAAACCCAAGTACATAACTGTGCGAATCATTTTTTCTTTTGCTGGATCTATTTTGACAGGGGTGACCCCTTCTTCATCTTCTTTAATGTATTGAACAATCTGATATAACTTCAAATGTTCTTTAAACGGAAGTTGTTTTCTTAAAGTTTCATTTTCTGAAACAAAATGGACTAATTGATCTTTTGACAGTTCAATTCCAGCCCGTAATGATTTTGCTCTTTTGGCTAATTCTTTACCCCTTGCTTTTCTTTGTCTTTCGTCAATATCAGCTTTAGCTTGATTTAATTTGACAATTAATTGCTGCACTCTTTTTGCCCACTTAATATATTCACCCTGCAATTTCTTTTCACATTTATCAGGATTAGAAAATTGGCTACATTTTGTTATTTCTGAACGTAGTTGTGCAGTCATTCTCTTAGCAGCGTTTAGTTGACATTCATATTTACAAATCTTTCTTTCTTTAGATAAAGGCAATTTTTTCCAGCATGCTCTCTCACATGTATCAGTTGCTTTTCTGTATAAATATAAAATGAACATGGCAACTGGAGGTCCAGCTAAAAGACCACCACCAAACTTAGCTCCAGCGATAGCAGCAATACTATACTTCAAGAACTTTCCAAATTTTCCTTCAAAAGCTCTTATATCTTCTGTTACCATCAACGTAATTACTTCTTCATATGTCAATTTTTTGACTTGATCACACAGATGGACATGTTCCTTGAATGTCAATGACTCTTTCAAGAAATCACTTTCAAGGGTAATGTCGAGAATGTATTGTCTACCCACCTCGGTAAGTAATTTTTTATCGTAATCAGAAATCATTTTTTATTTCCCCTTAAAGTGATGTTTGTGATTCAAAAAATTGAAAATAGAGGTCTTCATCTATCGCTGTTTCCAATTGACCAGTATTTCCTTCATACTCAACATCAACAGCAACAACAAATCCTTTTTTGTTTGTAAGATACGAGACTTTTACATTGTTGATTTTTGCTCGGTCATCATATTTTCGGAGACTACTAACAACCTCTGTAATTATTTGCTCCTGTGTTCTTTCATCAGCAGGTTCAAAAACCAGTTTATATAGATTGCTACCGTACTCCGGGTCAAACATATAAGTTCTTTTTGGAGTCAAAAGAATATTATTCCATGAACTAAGAATAACTTCAATATCAGCAATTCTTTTGAAATCGCCGATAACTGATATTCTTGACTGGTAATCAGCCAACTTGGAATCTGAACCAGCGACTGTTTTATTAAATCTATCTAAAAGATTTGCCATGTTTGCTTAATTCCTCATTGATACGCTTTTGTTTTTCGTCCTCTAATCTCGCTTTCCAAACCATATAGTCTTGAAAGCGTTTGAACGGCATAGAAAGGCACTCACCATACGACTGTCTACTCATTTCCATACATGCGTAGATCGTCTCATTCAATTCATTTTTATATTGAATAATATCATCATGCTGAGTACAATGAACGAAAAAAGCTTTCCACCAAATCTAGGTTGTGTACAGCTGAATGCCCGCAACTTGTACAGTTACTTTGCATTTTCAGTTCAACTCCATACTTGCCTAAACGTTCTGTATATTGTTTGAAAATCTCTCGTTTATCTCTCGCAGGCAATGTCATGTAAGCATCCATAACATCAATTCTATCAGCATATACAATGGGTTCTTTAGTTTCTGGAACATCTTGCTCAAAATTTTCTATGATCAATGTT